TCCCGGCACATTTAAACTTGACGTTGCCGGTTCAGCGCGTTCAAATTTTTTCGCATTACGATTGAATCAATCTTTGCCAAGTGAATCGTCGGCGATTTACAGACCCGCAACGGGAACATTTGCAATTGTGACGTCAGCCGCTGAACGTATGCGCATTGATGCAAACGGGAAGGTCGGTATTGGAACGAACCAACCCCAAACATTGCTTCAATTAAGCAACAATAATTCATCAACAAATACAGAACAAGGTGCGATTTCATTTGCGGGTGATACTGCGTCAAGGTATTCCCAAATAAGCGGGTTTAGATTCAACAATTCGAATCAAGCCGGATTGGATTTTAAAGTTTACAACGGTGCATTGAATAACGCAATGCGTATCACAAATACCGGCGACGTTGGAATTGGAACGACTAACATTTCGGAAAAATTTGAAGTCGTTGGGGGCGACGTAAACGGAACGGTGAGGATATCAGCAAATGAATCGGATTCATGTTTTTTGACAATAGGTGCAAGCACAACGGAAACAAGAATTGTGTCTTCTTCTTATGGAAGTTTTGGACACTTGACATTTTACACCGGCGGTTCGGAAAAAATGCGCATTGATTCAAGCGGCAACGTCGGTATTGGAACGACTAGTCCCGATGTTAATTTTCAAGTAGGTGACGGTACTACTGATGCGATAAGTAGATTTTATTTTAATGACAATACTTACACGCAAATAAATGGTTATGGGTTGTATATGTCTAGAAACTCCAGTTATATACGCCCAACAACAGATAATACCAAAATCCTTTATATTGGCGCTAATACTAAACAGTGGAATGTACTTAGTATGGACGCATCAGCAACTTTATTTAATACAAATGGAAGTGAAAATATGCGTATTACAAATACCGGCGCCGTCGGCATTGGAACGACGAATCCAAGCGCGAATTTGCACGTTTACGGCAATGGGCAAGGCGCAACAATAAGGTCGTTGCAAACAATAGGATTGGAAGTTCAAGGCGGGGGGAATGGTACGGACATAGCAATATTCAAAAACACTTCCGGCACGGAAAAATTTTCATTGAATACAAGTGGACAAATGTTCAATTTGGGTATGGCAAGTAGTAGTTCGGCAAACGCAAGTTTAATGCACAATTCAAGTACCGGTTTAATTTATAGGTATACTTCATCTATCAGATACAAAGAAGACGTCAAAGACTTGACAAATGCGGTTGATAAAATAATGAAATTAAGACCGGTTGAATTTAAACCAAAAGATTCATTGAAATACACAACCGGAATGATTGCCGAAGAAGTTTTTGAAGTCATGCCGGAAATCACTTTTAAAGCGAAAATTGAAGGGTTTGACGAACCGCAAGTTGACGGGATTTCTTACGAACCAATGCACGCGTATTATATAAAAGCAATTCAAGAACAACAAGAAATGATAAACGAATTAAAATCAGACATCGAAACTTTAAAATCACAAATAAATTCATAAAAAAATGGCTAACACTTACAAATGGCATGTTTCGAACTTACATGCGAAAATCGAAAATGACGGCATGCAAAATGTTGTTGAAACAATACATTGGCGTTTACAAGCAACCGACGAAAATGAAAACGTTGTTGACGTTTACGGTTCATGCGGTCTTGACGCGCCCGAATCGGATTCATTCATTTCATTTGATTCATTAAAACAAACAGATGTTGAAGGTTGGCTTGAATCAATTCTTGACGTTGATTCATTAAAAGCCGGACTTGATTCGCAACTTGAAAGCATTGCAAACCCAACACACGTTGACTTGGTGTTGGTCGAAGAAGAAGAAGTCAAATAATTATTAATTTTTAAAATTTAAAATCATGGGAAAACAAAAAAAGACCCCAATACAAATTGACGAAAAAGAATATTTTTTCGAAGATTTAACAGACGAACAAAAAGCGCATGTCAATCACATTGCGGATTTAGACCGTAAAATTGCAAGTTCACAATTCAACTTAGAACAACTTGAATTTGGAAAAAAAGCGTTCATTGAAGCATTGAAAGACATTTTATAATGAATGCAATCAACGGAACGACTTTTTTCCTATACAAAAACGACGTCGCGGTTGGTCACACAACGGGCGTCGCTTTGACGTTGGACGTTGACCAAGTTGAAAGTACAAACAAAGATTCAAACGGATTCAAAGAAATTTTGCCGGGTGTACGTTCGGGAAAATTGTCCGCAACGGGGTTCACAAATTACGACGATTCGGTGAATTTTGAAGAAATTGCCGACATGGTATTGACGCGTTCACGTGCTGAATTTTTTCTTTCACAAACAACCGGCGCGCAAGGGTTGGTTTTTAGGGGTGAAGGGTTCATTTCAAGTGTTGAAGAAGTTGCCGAAATGGAGTCGGTCACATCTTACGACATTGAAATAAATATTTCGGGACTTTATTCAATCATTGACGAAACCGACGGCGAAATTTGGAACGCCGCACAAGACATTTGGAATCAAATTGACATCAATTGGAATGAAATTTGACAAATTAAAAAAACGTATATTTGTATAAAATTTAATATCATTAAAACATGGCAACATCTGGAGTTTTTAACGGAACTGACCTAATTGTGAAACTTGACACAAACGGCGGTACACTTGCAAAAGTTGGTCACACAACATCTTGTTCAATTTCACTTTCAAACGATTTGCCGGAAGCGACAACAAAAGATTCGGGCGGTTATCAAGAAGTGATTGCCGGTGTGATTTCCGGTGAAATTTCATTTGACGGTTTGGTTGTTTATGATGAAGCGGGTTCACCAACACCAAAGAACGCGATTGACCTTGCGGATTTCTTATTGGCGCGAACAAAACTTGACGTTTCATTTGGAACAGAAGAAACGGGCGACGCGGTTTATTCCGCCGACGCGTTTTTGTCAAGTGTTGAAATTAGCGCGGAAATGGAAAGTCCCGTTTCATATTCGGGTTCACTTACATTGACCGGTGCAATCAACAAGACAACGAATTAATAAAATAACATAAAAGGGGATTATAATGGCAAACAGAAAAAGGGGGTTTTACACCGTGAAACTTGGTGGGAAAAACCGCACGTTACATTTTAGCATGAACTTTTGGGCAAATTTCACCGAAGAAATGGATTTGCCCATTGACCAAATCGGAAATGTTTTTCAAGGGGGTGTTTCAATTACTGCAATTCGCGCGCTTGTTTATTCCGCATTATTGGCAAATGAACAAGAACAAGGAAACGAAATTGATTTCACAAAATTTTCGGTTGGCGCATGGCTTGAAGACCTTGACGCGTCGGAACTTGAAAAAATTGTTGAAGCAATGACCGAATCAAAAATTCTTGGAAACGACTTGAACGCGGGAATAAAACGCAACGTCACAAAATCAACGAAAGCGTCGGGAAAGTAAATTCCCGGCTGACATGGGGTCATTTGCTTGACTATTACATTGGACAAGCCGGGATTGAACCGAAAGATTTTTGGTGCTATACGTGGGCGGAAAATCAACTTCTTGGCGAAGCGCACACAATAAAACAAAATTTGGAATGGGAACGAACGCGATATATTTCAACAATGTTGTTCAACATTAATTGTTCAAAACGCGCGCAAATGTTGACACCCGACAAACTTTTTCCGTTACCGCAAGACGTTTATTTGGAACGCGGCAAACCTAAGTCAGACCCCAAACAAGCAATGGAATTCATGAAACGCGTTGAAAGTTTAAAGAAACAAAAGGAATAAAAACGTCCTTTTTTTATTTCGTATTTTTGTTGAAAACTTACCCATGGCAAACACCTTGAAAGTAATTTTGACGGGCGACGCGTCGCAACTAAATTCGGCACTTAATAAAACAAGCGCACGTTTAAAAAATTTCGGTTCAAAGACGCAAGCGTTGGGGTCAAAGATTTCAAGAAATTTGACATTGCCGTTGACGTTGGTTGGCGGCGCATCGGTCAAACTTGCGGTTGACTTTGATAAGTCAATGACAAAGATTGAATCCCTTGTTGGAATTGCGGGTGAAGAAGTTGCCAAAATGGGGGACACCGCCAAACAAATGGCAACCGACACCGGTCGTTCAGCAACTGAAGCCGCCGACGCATTGTTTTTCATTACGTCCGCCGGTTTGGAAGGTTCTGAAGCTATGGACGTTTTAGACGCATCTTTGCAAGCCGCCGCGGTTGGACTTGGTGACACCGCAACTGTTGCCGACCTTGCAACGTCCGCAATGAACGCTTATGGTTCGGACACTTTGGGGGCGTCGGACGCAACCGACGTTTTGGTTGCCGCCGTTCGTGAAGGTAAACTTGAATCGAGTGAACTCGCCGGCGCAATGGGTTCGGTTTTACCAATTGCGTCAAACATGGGTGTCACATTCAACGAAGTGGGTGCGGCATTTGCGGCAATGTCCCGAACGGGTACGAACGCCGCGGTTGCATCAACACAATTGCGTGGAATCCTTAATGGTTTATTGAAACCAACAAAAGACGCTGAAGACGCACTTTCGGGAATGGGATTGTCGTCGGCGGGACTTCGAAAATCTTTAAAAGAAGACGGACTTCTTGCAACCCTTGAAATTTTAAAAACAAACTTTGAAGGCAATGACCAAGCCGCCGCAAAGGTGTTTGGAAACGTTCGTGCATTGTCCGGGGTCATGGATTTATTGGGTGCGGGTGTTGATTCAACGCGTGAAATCTTTGCGGAAATGAACAACGTTCAGGGCGCAACGGCAAACGCATTTGAAGTAACATCAAAATCCGCATCATTCCAATTGCAAAAAGCGTTGAACGGCGTTCGTAATTCATTGACCGAAGTCGGCGGAACTTTATTGTCGGCGGTATTGCCGCACATTCAGAAATTGACAAGTTTCATTCAAGGGTTGGTTCAATCATTTATGAACTTGAATCCACAAACACAAAGTTTGATTTTGGGGCTTACCGGAATAGCCGCGGCACTTCCGGCAATTTTAAGCGTTGCGGGTGCATTGGCAACGGCACTTGGTGCGATACTATCGCCCGCCGGACTTGTTGTTGCCGCGCTTGCGGCGGTTGCAACAATTGTTGTTCAAAATTGGGGTGCGGTCAAAAAAACACTTGTTGACGTTGCAAACTATTTCATTGATTTGTACAATGAATCATTGGGTTTTCGTTTAATTATCGAGGGGTTTGTTGCATTATTTAAAACAAATCTTCGCGCCGGTGTTGCGTTTGTCAATGGTTTAATCAATCAGTTCAAAATAGTTGGAAATTTTATTTCGGGACTTTTTTCAAATGTTGGTAAAATAATAGAAGGCGCGTTCACACTTAAACCAAGTTTAATTGCCGAAGGTCTTGTGGGACTTGGTGACGAACTTGAAAAAGGAGTTGACAAAACCGGACAAAACGTAAGAAAAATTTTTAGCGACATTGGTTTTTCAGCTTCAGAAGAATTCAATGACGCATTTCAAAAAGCAATGAAACCAAAAATCATTGCGAACGTGACTGAAGAAGGATTGCAAATGGGCATTGACAATGTTGTTTCTTCAATAAAAAATAAAGTTGCCGGAATCTTTGCCGTTGGTGCGGGTGGAACTGCAACGGGCGGAACGACTGCGACGTCGGGGGGCGGTGACGCTGACCCGTCGTTTTCAAGTGTTTTTGGTTCAACTGAAGACGAAGCGTTTGACCCAAATTCGGTTGAATTCATTGACGATTCGGTTGACTATGAGGCAATGCATCAAGGTATTAACGCAACAGTTGCGAAAATGAATCAAATGAAAGCCGTTTCCGATTTAATGGGACAAGGCGTTCAAGACGCATTTGGCGCAATGGGACAATCAATTGTTCAATCCCTTGGACTTGCTGACAATGCGTTCGGTGCATTCCTTTCGTCATTCATTACAAACGCAATGCAATTTATTGCGGTGAACTTAGCCGAATCGATGTCATTCGGTGTTTCTTCAGCGGCAAAAACCGCCGCCGCCGCCGGACCCGTTGGCGCGTTTGTACTTCCGGCACTTATTGCCGGGGCAACCGCCGCGATTGGTGGGGCATTCAAAAAGATTCCAAAATTTGCAAATGGTGGGATTGTATCAACGCCAACAATGGGTATGTTTGGTGAATATACCGGTGCGCGACAAAATCCCGAAGTCGTTGCCCCGCTTGACAAATTGACATCAATGATTGAACCAAGGGGCGCGCAACAAGTTTCCGTTGGCGGTTCATTCCAATTGCGCGGTCAAGACCTTGTTGTTGCATTGCAACGCGCCGACAATAATCGAGGACGAATAAAATAAAAAAATGGCATACGGGATAAAATATCGACTTGAATTTTCTGACGTTTTGGGAAACGGAAAAAAAATTGAAATTTTAAAAGATAACTATTCGGGCGCGGTTTTACCATTGGTTGGAACGGCTGACCCGGTGTCAATAAAGTGGGAGGGTGACGACGACTTTTATTCGCCAATTATTGGTTCGACTTGCACGTTGAATTTATTTGTCACCAATACGGTTCAATACGAAAATTTTTACGCATTTGATGAAGAAGAATTTCAAGTCAAAATTTACTACAAAGACGCGTCAAACAATTATCAACTTTATTGGTCGGGGTTCATTGTGACAGATTCGTACAAACAAGCAATGGCGGCGCCGCCTTATCAAATCAGTTTGCAAGCGCATGACGGGATTGGACTTTTGTCAACGCAATTCATGGAAATACGCAACACCGATTTGCTGAAATTCACATCAAGTGAACCGTCAAGAAGCATTGCAAAAAATTTAATTGAAGACGCAATTTCAAAAACAAACCTTGACTTGAATGTTTACATTTCTTTGAATCTTTTTTCGGATTTATCAAACAATCAAGTTGAACTTCAAAACGGCGGAAATGGTTTTCCAAAATACGACGACGAATTGCAAATAATTGATTGCAAAACATTTATTGAAAACACTTTGCGCGGTTTTAATGCGCGTATTTTTCAGGCGCAAGGGCGTTGGTATATTATCTCAAATTCCGAATACATTGACCATGATTTTTTTGATGACCAAGAAAACGGGACTATTTCGTCAAACATTCGCGACGCCGAAACAAAAATGTTGCAACAAAACAAAACCGAATCACCCGAATTCAGGATTTACAACACTTCAGGAAGTCACACTTCTTCAACAACTGAAGACATTTTTCTTGAAACAAAAACCGATTTGACACCATTAGGAAATGACCTTGTTGTTGAATATTTGCCTCCGGCAAGAATAGTGAAAAACACCGAAAATTTTTCAGTATATAATTTGCAATTGAATTCATTAATTAGTGACCCGACATTTGAATTGCCGACATCGGCTTGGTCAATAACTTCGGGACGTGCTTCAATAGGCGAATATCCTTATTTAATAAGCGGAAAAAAATCAGCGCGAACAAATTTAAGCGTTTTAAGTACTTCGACGTTTTCACAAATGTTGTCAACCGGAACGGGTGAAAGAGATTGGGCGGCAAACACAAAAATAAAATTAGATTTCAATTATTATTTAAACGGCACACTTTCGTCTAGCGCACTTCCATTTGCAATTTTATATCAAGTTTCAATTTCGTATGAAGTGAACACAATTCCACAAACAAATTATTTTAATGTTGAAACCCAAGGTTGGGAATCCGCACCAGTCACAAACGTTGAAACCATTGAAGACGCAAACGAATTTTCAAGTTTTTCAGCCAACATTGTTTCCTTTGCAACTTATCGACCGGACGCGTCAATTACAGTTCGAATCGGACTTCCTTACAAAGCAAGCGGGACTTCGTTTTCTTATTTTTACATGGACGACGTGACATTCGGGTTTGAACGTACATTGGCGGACAATTTAATTTCAACGCGTGAAAGAACCGTCAATTCAAATAAATTGGAATCTGAATACGTTCCGCATAAAAAAAACTACAATTTAATTCGGGCGCGTGATTCGGCAATTAGCGCAACACCAACGGCGCAAGATACAATCACACAACAAAAAATGAACGACTACCGTTCACACGTTTCAAGATATGAAGGAACTTTTTACAACAACAATTTAACGCCCGTATCACCAAAAAATAAAATTTGGGTGAATTTTAGCAAGAAATTTGTGACGGCTACTTTTACTTCGTCAAACACAACATTTTTGGCGTCGGGCGACGTTGACGTTGTCAATGACAAAATTGGTTGGTACGTTACCGGCGGAAGTATTACAACGCCCGTAAAAATAACAAATATAACTTCAGGCGCACCGCCTTATTATACACTTGACACGGCAATTTCATTTTCAAGTGGTGACGTGTTTGCTTTGTCGGAATTCAACGCCGTCAAACTTCCGGTGTCAAATGAATATCCAACACATGAACCCGTTTCATGTATGATTGATTCAATGGAATACAACGTCAAGGCAAACACCGTTTCGGTTGTCATGCACGTTCCAAACCAAGACAATGACGTTTCAAGCACATTTAAAGAAACTACAAAGAAATAATCGTCCCTTCCCTTGTTTGCTAACCCCCAATTTCATCATGAATGCGGGGGTTTTTTTAAAATATATTTTTTTATTTGAAAATTATTTTTGTATATTTGCTTTGATTATGAATAAAAAAGAAATCACAATTACACTTTCGCGAAACGAAATCGCCGAAGTGTTGTCAACGATTAGGAACGCAAAAACGCAATCCGAAAATTGGCACGAAAGCCAAGAATTGGTTTTTCAAAAATTAAACACTATCATTCAAAATTTTGAAAATATGAATGGAATATTTGAATGGCATTTCAAACAAGAATTGCAACGTTTAAAACTGAAGCGTTTTGACGTTTGTGAAATACTTGATTGCACAATGCCAACTTTAAAAAGTCGTGTCGAAAATCCCGGTTCGATTACGATTAATGAAATGAACAAATTGGTCAATTCGGGGTTTGACCGTCTAATTTTTTTGAACAATGAAGAAAATTAATATAAAAGGGAAAGAATACATTCCCGTCAATGAACGATTGATTCACTTTAATAACCAACCACAATTCAAAGGTTGGTCAATTGTTGAATCTGTTGTTTCAATAGACGAAAAAGAAGGCGTTTTCAAAGTCACAATTGTAGATGACAACGGCGCGGAAAAAGCGTCGGCGCATTCGCAAGAATACCGGGATTCGTCTTATATAAATAAAACGTCATTTGTTGAAAATGGTTTCACGTCCGCACTTGGACGCGCGCTTGGTTATTTAGGAATTGGAATTGACACGTCAATCGCGTCGGCTGAAGAAGTTGCAAACGCGGTCAACAATCAATCCAAACAAACCAAGCCACAAACGAAACCAAAACTTTCAAATGACCAATTGGAAAAAACTTTGAATGGGACACCGCACCAAGCGAAAAAGGTGTTTGAAAAATTCGAAGTAAACGCGCAACAACGCGAAAAAATCGTGCAAAAATTCAGCGCGTAAACATTTTTTTTAACTATTAATTATTAAATTTTAACATCATGCAAAATGAAAAAACGCTTGTCAACGGTTTAATTGTCAAGCAAAATCCAAATCGACCCGACTTTGTGATTGGTTCACTATCTTTTAAAATTGAGGATTTCGCAAAGTTTGTGAAAGAACACAACAAAAACGGTTGGTTGAATGTTGACCTTCTTACATCAAAAGCGGGCAAACCTTACGCCGCTTTAAATACGTGGGAACCGGAATCAAAATCAAACGGTTTTGAAACTATTCCAAACGACCAAGTCGTCAAAGGAAACAATGACGATTTGCCGTTTTAATTAAGCAATCAAAGGGAACGCCCCCCGTTCATTCGGGGGGTTTTTAAATTTATAACAATGAAGAAAATAAAAGACACAAACGAAGTGTACCATTCAAGCGACGCAATCAGCGCGTCGGGACTTAAATATATATATCAAAATTCAGTACAAAAATTCTTACAACGACAACCGTTTTCGTCAAAAGCAATGAACCTTGGTTCGGCGGTACATGCGGCAATGTTGGAACCGGCGGAATACATCAACGACTTTCATGTCATGCCAAAGATTGACGGGCGCACAAAAGCCGGGAAGGAAGAAAAAGCAAAACACGAAGAAATGTCAAAGGGAAAAATACTTTTGACCGCCGACGAAAATGAAATTGTTTCAAGCATTTCAGGGAATTACAATTCCCATGAATTGGCGCGAAAGTATTGCACCGGGGAAATTGAAGTTTCACATTACAAACAACATGAAGGCGTTGACGTTCGCATTCGTCCGGACGTTATAAACTACAAAGAAGGATTCATTTCAGATGTTAAAACATGTCAAGACAATTCACCAAAGGCGTTTCGTCGTGACGTTTATAAATATGGCTATCCGATTCAAGCGGTGTTTTATAGCGAAATGTTAGGTCTTGAACCGTCCGAATTCCGATTCATTGCCGTACAAACAAAGCACCCGTTTTCGGTTGAAGTTTACGCAATGGGTGAACAAATGATTGAATACGGTCGTGAAGGTTGGAAACAAGCGTTTCACGATTGGAAATTTTATAAGGAAACGGGAATTGCACTTGGACACCAAACAGATGAAGTAAAAAACGACGGAACTTTAATTTTGTAACAATGGAAAAATATAAATACATAAAAAAAGAAATAAACAAATACTTTAATATAAAAATTGAAAATGAAACACGTCAACGTGAATATGTTGAAGCGCGAATGATTTATTATTGGATTTGTTACTATTTTACAAATATGAATTTGACGCAAATTGCGCGAACACTTGGAAAAAATCACGCGACAATTTTACATTCAATTCGCAATTTTCCTGACTTTATGGAAACGGACAAAGAGTTCAAACAAAAGTTTCTTGGTGTTTACGATTTAATCAAAAAGAAATTAAAAAAAGAACCCCAACAAATGTCAATTGAAGAATTGACGTTTCGGTATAACGAACTTTTAATGGAAAACGGAAAATTAAAAGAAACAATAAAAAAATTGCAAAATTAAAATGTTTTTGTTTAATTTTGATAAAACAAACACTTTGAAAGGATTTAAAAAATTTCTTGGAAATGAAGACAAACTTCAAAGAAGTGTTGTCACATATCTTGAATGGGAATATCCCGAAGCAATTTTCACACACGTACCGAACGAAGGCAAACGAACCCCGTTTGAACGATTCAAATTCAAACACCTTGGTTCAAAAGCCGGCGTCCCTGACATAATGATTTTCAACACAAATTGTGATTTCAATGGACTTGCAATTGAATTGAAAGTTGGGCGTAATAAACCGACCGAATCACAAATTCAATGGTTGAATTGGCTTTCTGAATGCGGGTGGGAAACGCACGTGTTGTATAATTTTGACGACGTGAAAAGTGTTTTGGACTTATATTTTTTCAAAGTTAAAAACATATAAAAAATGAAATATAGAAACGTTTATTTCGACGAATCAAATCAAAAAATAAGGTGGACGCAAACCGCCCCGGAGGGGTTTGTTTATAATTATGAATACGTTGGTAAAATGACCCGCGTTGAATTTGATTTGTTGATTGAAATACTTTGGGATTTGTACGAAAATGACATGATTCCATTTGAAATGATGTTGTCAAAATTTACTGAAATAAGAACTTTTTGCGACAAGGTGAAGGAAATTATTGAAGACCTTCAACAAGAATAAGAAGAAGAATAAATTTACAAAACAATGAAATGCAACATGATATTCAAACCAAAGCGGTTTGATATATTCACACCCGTCCCGACTTCAATTTTCAGGATTCAAGGAATTTCCCTTGGCGCCGTGGGTTTGTATTGTTATTTGCTTTCACATGATGACGATATGACAATCACAATTACTTTTTGCGCAAACAATTTCAAAGAAGGCAAAGACGCGATTCGCGCACGACTGAAGGAACTTGAAACATTTGGTTTGGTTCGCCTTGAAACCATAAAAAATGAAGGTGTTTTTCGTGGGTATAACTACCATTTGATTGACCCAACCGCGTCGGAAAATCCGACACCCCGCGTTGGATTAGCCGCAACGGAAAATCCGACACAAAGAAAATATAATGATATTAATATCTATAATGACAATATAAATAATAATATAATAAATAAATATATTCCTAAAAATCCAAAAACGAAAGATTTTCCGCCGCATATTGAAAAAGCGTTTCCGCATTTTGTTGCATTGTTTCCAAAACGAAATCAACCCAAAACCAAGGCGCAAAAAGAAAAATGGTTGGATTGTCTTGATAAAATCGAACGCATTGACAAATACAACCTTCGCGAAGTTTATGAAGTTTGCAAGCGTTTGCGTCAAGACGATTTTTGGCAAAATGTATTTTTAAGCATTTTAAAGCTACGTAATAACGATAAAAATGACGTGAAGTATGTTGACCGCTTCATGTCACAAAACGCGCTTAAAACGCGCCCCAATGCGTTTAAACGGGTTGTTGGGCTTGTTGATTTCATTAAGTATGAAGACAAAGGAAAAAAAATCGGGGCGAAAACATCAAAGGGGAACTTGTATGATTATAACTTAAAACAAGTTCTTTCCGAAACTGAATACAATGAACTCTTTAAATATTTATACAAATGAAAACAAATGACAATTTTGCTTATGATTTGGAAGTCGGACAAAGGGGTGAAAATATATTTGCCGAACTACTAACGGGAAAAAAAATTGAAGTCAAAACCGACTTCATTGCGTCCCGAACCGGGAACCTTTATGTCGAATTTGAATGTTGGGGGAAACGAACCGGACTTGCAACAACAAAAGCGGATTTTTGGGTTTTCTTAATCATGAAACAAGGGACAAACAAAAGTTCATTCGGACTTGATGAAATTGAAATTATTAAGTTTGTCAGCACAAATACACTAAAAACCATTTGTCGCGAATGGTTAAAACACAACGCAAAAGTAAAAGGCGGACGCGAATCAAACGCCTTTGGTTGTTTAATTAAAATCAATGATTTATGAATATTTTTAAAAAAGAATTTTTACAATTCGGATTTTTTATTTTGTTTTGTTTTTTTACATGGTTGATATTTTTTGTCAACATTGCAAATACATTTCATGATTGCAATAAATTTTGTACACAATGAAAATATTTGACAACATTTTATTTTTTGTATTGATATCAATACTATTAAAACTTTTGACACAATGAAAAATTGGGATTTTATTCAGGCGCACAAATACTTTAAAACTTTGAACGCTTATGAATTTCGTGAAATACTACTTAATAAAGAACACCCGTTGAATGATTACGCACGTGATTATTTTTATTCAATGGATTAAATAAAACAAAACAATGATTGAAAAACTTGCAAACCTTGGAATAAATTTGAAGAATAGAAATTCAGGGGAAATTAAAACAAAATGTCCTAAGTGTTCACACGATAGGAAAAACAAACACGACGATTCGTTGTCGGTGAATATTTCAACCGGACTTTACAATTGTCACAACTGCGGTTGGTCGGGCGGTGTAATGTTTGAAAGAAAAAAAGAATTCGTAACACCTGAAAAAGTAAACGCCGACGTGACCGAACGCGTTTTGAAATGGTTTGACGGGCGCGGAATAACCGAACCAACCCTTGTACATTGGCGAATTGGTGAATCACTTGAATACATGCCGCAAGTTGGTTCAAAGCGTCGTTGTATTAATTTTAATTATTTCCGGGACAATAAGATTGTGAACGTCAAATTTCGTGACGCTGAAAAGAATTTCAAAATGACTTCAGGCGCTGAACTTATTTTTTACGGTATTGACAACATCAAAGAATTAAAAACGTGTTACATTGTCGAGGGTGAAATGGACGCGCTTTCATTGCATGAAGCCGGACTTTATTCGGTTTGTTCAGTTCCAAACGGGGCGTCAAAAGGCAATGCCCGTCTTGATTATTTGGACAACTGTTTTGAATACTTTAAAAACAAAACAGAAATCATTCTTTGTACAGATAATGACGACGCCGGGTTGCTACTTAGAAACGAACTTGCAAGAAGGTTTGGACAACACCGTTGCAAATATGTCGATTTCGGTGACTTTAAAGACGCCAATGAAGTGTTGACCACAAAAGGTGCGGAAACGCTAAGAAACGTTATAAAAAGCGCAAAGAACTTTCCGTTGGAAGGCGTGCTTAATGTCAATGATATTTGGGAAAACGTTTTGGCATATAACGAAAAAGGCGTTCAAAATTATTCAATAGGGCTTGCGGAATCGGATTCGTTTTT